GCTATAACTTTCGCCTTGCTAGTCTGGCGCAGAACGATTCTGCGCCTTTTTTGTTTACGGGGGATCGCCTATGGGAACGAACGTATTCTTTGTTTTGGCCGACGCCCTGAGTGACGGCCGCCCGTTCGACGGGCTGGCGACCGGGGAATTCCGTGACATGTTCGGCCGACCGGCTAAATTCGAGGCCGACGACATGCCAGCCTACATACAAAACACCCTGGCGGCCATTGAGGCGACGCGGTCCGAATCGGGCGAAATCGTGGGCTTGCCCATTGATGCCAACGGTCATGACCATGGGGACAGCGCCGGCTGGATTGTTGATGCGGAAATTGGCCAGCGGGAATTGAAGGCCGCCGACGGAACGGCCGAAACCGTGACGGTGGTACGGCTGAAACCCAAATGGACCGAAGTTGGCCGGGATCTTATTTCCCGGGGAATTCGCCGGTTCTTTTCGGCCACGGTCGACCTTGCCGAAAAAGTGGTGCTAGGCGGAACGCTGACCAATTGGCCGGCGACCCGCCGCGACGACGGGCGGATCGTTTTGCGGCCGGTCGAACTGGCGCAAGATAGCAGCCAGGACGCGGCCGAAATATTCGTGCCGTATGTGGAAGTAGAGCCGGGCGCGGTTCCGGGCGATGTGGCTAAAACGATAACGACCACGAACGCGACCACAACGTTGGTTATTCCGGTCGTTGGGTCAGATGTTGAATTACCAGAAACGCCGGTCGAACCGGCGACAAAGGGCGCGGCCGAATTGGTCGCGGCGTCCGGGGGGACCGTCGACACGGCCGCCGGGGATTTATTGGGGAATCATGAACAGGGAGAAATAGAAAACATGAATTCCGAAGAAGTGAAGGCGTTGATCGACGCAAAAGTCGAGGCGGCCCTAGAGGCACGCGTCACGGCTGCGGCGGTGAAATCGCCCAACGGGACCGACCCCGAGCCAGGCGCGGACGACGGGGATTCGTTTAACGTTCTTGAATTCCTCCAATTGGAGGATCTTGGGGACGGCGTAACTGATACGGTCAAGGAAATGTTGCTTTCCGAATATGGCGCCATGCAGGACCGGGCCAAGTTGGAAGGCGTAAAGTTTATCGCTGATATGAAGCGAGAAAACACGATCGCCGAATTCGTCCACAAGGCCACGGCCGGGACAGACGACACGCCCCGCGGTCTGAGCATTGACGAAAAGCGCTTGGGCGAATGGATGAATTCGCTTAACCGGGGACAACTTGAATTCGCGCAAGAATTGATCGGCGGGATTCTTGACAAAACCGGCTTACTCGAATTCGAGGAATTGGGACACGCGAAGCGCATACGCGGCACGGGGCGCCTGCCACAATGGGCGGCCGTACAGTTGGCGGCATGGGTCGAGGCTGGCAACAAATCCGCGGAATACTTTGACATGAATAGCGATATTCTCGATGATATGGCGGCCTACGACCTCGCCGCGTTTAAGGGGGTTACAAATGGCTGATCTAACTGCGGACGCCCCGCTTAGGTTCCGTTTTCCTAACCAGTTGCAAAGCGATAACTATGTTTTGGATAATTCGGCGGCCCAAACGGTCTACAAGGGGCAGCCGGTCATAATCGACGCATCGGCCGATACGATCAACGTTACCGGTTGGACATCTTCGATCACACTGGTAACGGCCGACGACATCCTGATCGGGGTTGCGTTGGAGCAACAGGCCGCGGCCACGGCTGACACCGAGGGCGATAACGTTATTCAAGTTATCACCTCCGGCGAAGTCGGGTTCAAGTCGGCCGTTTTTACTGATGCGAATATCGGCGATGAAGTAGGATTCGACGATAGCGCAACGCTCAAAGCGGTAGTCAAGGCCGGCGCGGCCGGCGACTGCCCGTTGGGCGTCTTGACGCGGGTTGCAGACGGGTATGCTTACGTAAAGATTTACCCCGATTCCCCGCTGCACATGGCATTCTAGGCTAAAAGGAGATAAATAATGCCAGTAATTTCAGGGAACGTTCCCAAACACCTTTTGGCCGCGGCCCGGTCTGGATTCCTGACCGCCCTCCGCCAAACAGAAATGCCCTGGCGGCGGGTAGCCGCCCCGTTCAATATGGACGCCAAAGCGATCGACCTTGTCGATTTGGGCGCGGCGCCAATGCCAACGGAAACCAAGACCGGCGTAACTGTTCAGAGCATCATTGAGAAACACAAGCAAATAACGCCGACCGATTGGGACATCACCGTCGGGGTTTCTCAAAACGCGCTGAATGACGACCAGACCGGCAACCTTGATTCAAAGTTTCGCCAGGCCGGCGCTAACTTTCAGAAGCATATAAACAAACGCGTTTTCACCGTCTTGAATGCGGGCGATAGTACGACCTACGGGTTGGCCTACGACGGGCAGGAGTTCTTTGATTCCGACCACGTCGACAAGGGCGCACACTATCAAACGGCACAGGACAACGAAGCGGTTATAAATTTGTCCCTTGACAACTTTGAAACGGCTTGGGTTGCAGCCCGCCAGTTTGTTGATGATCAGGGCGAATTCACCGAATTCGATTATGATCTGTTGGTTGTTCATCCCTCCAACAACAGGATAGCGGCCCAAATCGCCAGCAATCGCGAAGCCTACGACACGGCCAACCGGGAAATTAACCCGTTCGCCGGCGGCGGACTTTCGTTCATTGATTCGGCCCATTTGGATACGAACGCTTGGCACTTGATCGCATCGAGCGAAAACGTCAAGCCGCTGATCTTGGGCATACGTGAACAACCGCACCTGCAGGCGACTTGGTTTGACGCTACGGCCGCCGATGGTGGCGCGTGGTATTTCAAGTTCTTTGCACGATACGAAGTCCATTATGGCGATTGGCGCCTGGCCTATCAGGGCCAAACTTAAGCGGGGGGTAATCAATGACGAGCAATCTTGACACCCTTGTTCTTGCGGGGTCGCTGGCGGTTACCGGAACCCAGGCCAGCACGGGCGCCGCGTCCGATGCGGGTATTCGCACGTTCCAAACGGCGCATAGCGGCTTGCTGCATGGGGCCGGCGCCAGCGGCGCGAATCATGCGTTGGGGGCGACGGGCGATAACGCCCTAGAATACTACTTGGACGCGACGCACACGTCCGGTGATATGCGGGGAATGTACCTTCGACTGTACTTTTCCGGCACGGGCGGATCTGGCGAGGCGGCCCGAATCTTTGCGACGATCAATAACAAAACGGTAGCGACAGGCGGAACGGTCAACGGGGCGCATATCAGCATGGGGACATCGGGCGCATCGGCGGCCGTATCCGGTGCGGCTAATGCGTTGCGGGCCACGTTCGGAATCGCAGCCGCGTCGACGGCCCTTGGCGGGACTTGCTCGGTTATCCAAGTCGATACAGATTTCGACACGGCCGTAACGGTTCCCCCCAACTTTGCTTTCCTGAGGCTGACCAATACGAACACCAAGAAAAGCAACAACTTTTTGCGGCTGCCTAATGTATTGGCCGAAACCGATGGTCTGTTTTGCGCCCATGTTACGCAGACCATGACCCATAGCATCAAGATCGTTTCCGAAGACGGTACGGCCTATTATGTTATGTGTACAAACGCCAACACGAACCGGACTGAATCTTAATGGCTGAAATCACGGCCGAAATGCTAAGGCAGAAAATAGCGGAAATGCAAGCGACGGTTGCCGCCCACACGGGCGCGATTGAAATTTGCCAATATTTTCTGGCGGTCTTGGCCGAAAACGACGGCGGGGGCGGAGGCGTGGCCAACGAAATGACGGCTGACGAATTCGCGCAAGCGGTGGCCGGGAATGGCGCGGTTGTTGAGAGTATCGAGGCAGTAGAATAACAAACAAAACCGGAGGATCGATGCTAGCAAAGGTCAATGATAGCTATAGATGGCCTGTGTTTCGAGCGTTCGCCGGGTTGGATTTCATAAAGGGAGAATGGCGGCCGGTTCCCGCGGACAGATTGCCCGCCGATCCGGTTACCGCTTATCCTGTGTTGGATTGGAAGGCTGCCCCGGCCGCCCCCGATCCAGCCGAAGCCGCCCCCGAATCAGAGCCAGAACCCGAGCCGGCGGCGGGGCGTTTCGCCCGCGTGCGTGCGGATCACAACCGGCCCGCGGTGCGGGCGTTTGCGGGCCTGAGCATAAGCAAAAAAGCTTGGACGTTTGTTCCCGAAGATCGTTTACCGGCCTATCCCGGCACAACGAACCCGGAATTGGAATGGAGAGACGGCGCCGCGGTTCCTGAGGAACCGGCCGAAGTTGTCGGCGATCTTGCCACGCCCGGCCACGCGGGTCAACCCGAGCCGGAGCCGGAACCAGAACCCAAGGTGGCCGACGAACCGGGTGACATCGAGGATCTACCTTTGGACGATCTGAGAGTAGCGGCCACGGCGGCGGGCATTAAGAACGCTGAACGGAAGTACAAACGAACGCTGATCCGTGAATTGGGGGCGCTATAAATGGACCCGTGGGCATGGCTGGAAACTACGGACTATATCTCGAAATTCGGCAACCTGCCCGACATCGACAACACCGACGCCAACGAAGATGTATGGGACGGCACCGACGCCTATACTTTCCCGACTACGGCGTCGACGACCACGATTACAAGCACGGTCGCGGCCGACGCTGTATCAGGGACGGGGGCGGAAACGGTCCATATATTCGGCCTCGATGCCGATTATATGTTACAGGACGAGGCCGTATCATTGACAGGAACGAACACGGCCACGGCCGCCAATACGTACCTGAGGATTTACCGGGCGTTTGTTGAGACGGCCGGATCGAACGACGGCAACGTCGGCGATCTGTCGATCGAGATCGGCGGCACCGAAGCGGCCAAGATTCTGGCCGGCGTTGGCCAAACCCTTATGGCGATCTACACTATCCCGGCCGACTATGATCACGGCCGGTTGTTGTCCTGGTACGCGGGTGTATCTAGTCGGGTCGATTCATTGGCAACGGTCGCGCTACAGGTGCGGCCGTTTGGCGGGGCATGGCAAACCAAACGCCTGGCGGGTGCGGTTACAGACGGCACGCCATGGCAACAAAGTTTAGACTTTCCCGATAAATTCGAGGCCAAGACTGATATTCGGATCAGAGTTGAGGGCGTGTCGGCAAATAGTTCGGCCGTGTTTGGTGGATTTGACATTCTGCTGCGGCGGAGCGACCGGCCGTAATGGCTTTCACTTACACGGCGTCCGATCTGGCCACCGACGACGCGACAAAGGTTCGTTTTTATACGGGCGACAATGTCGAGGACATCGGGATTTTACCTGATAACGCCAACGTACAGGACGCGGAAATCGACGCCCTGTTGACGCTGGAGGGGGATTGGAAACGAGCGGTCGCGGCCGTCTTTGATTCGGCCTCCGCCCGGCACGCCAAAGATTCATCGTTCGCGGTTTTTAATGGCCAGTTTTCACGATCTGACGTGGCCCGGGCGTTTGCCAATAAGGCAAAGGAATGGCGGGAACGTTGGGGCTTGGACGCAAACGAGTTTGCGCTATTGGTAGACACGGCCGAATACAGCGACACGCTATTTAGCCGCGATGATTTCGGAAACACTGATTAATAATGGTCACGCTAAGGGTTGAAAACTTGCCGGAAATCATACGGGCGTTGCTGGCGCTGAAAACGCCGGCCATGTTCCGGATCGCCGATTCGGCCGCGGGCAAATGGCTGAAGCGGGTTCGCCTGCAGTTATTCAAAACCCGGTATCCGCCAAAACGAGCGGGGCAACGATACGTAAGAACGGGGATGTTAGGATCGTCCTGGTCTACTTCGGTCATTGGACCGGGGCGGTATCAGATCAAGAATTCCCGCACCTATGCGCGATATGTGGTTGGCGACCACATGGGGCGGGGCCAGGCATGGATGCATAAGGGCCGCTGGTGGATCGCGCTGGAGCGAATCCAGCAAGTAGCGCCCGATCTTGCTGACACGATAGCGGCCGCCATTGAAGAACATTGGGAGCGGTTGCCGGCGGCCTAGAATGCAAACTATACCCGATGCACTGGTACAACTTAAGGCCATTTTAGCGGCCGG